TATGACACCAAAGAATTCTTGATCGTGTTTAATGTAATTGATACTCATTTCTTTAGATTTACCTTTATAATCTCATAGTCAAATGATTCTGAGTCATATATCTTCATCCTCTCCACTAGATGACGGAAAGTATAATTATATGTTGAACCTCTTGAGCAGTCATCTGCTATATCATATAGTACTGCCTGTGCTTTATTATCACCTGTCCTCAATACACGTCCAATAGACTGTAAATTCCTCACCCTAGACTTACTAGGAGAAGCAAAGATAACATTGTGTAGATTACGGATGTTAATACCTGTTGAGAAGGTTCCATATGATGCCAATATTATAGCATCCTTTTGGGTTTCGCAAATCTTTCTTGCTTCTTCCCTCTCAACAGCATCCACACCACCGTGTATGAAGAAAACCTTACGGTCATTCTCTACCTTATTATTTATCATTTCCCACAGCGGTTCACCATGCTTTTCAATGAAGTTGAATAGAATAAGCGTGTTACCCTCTAGGTCTAGTGCTAGATTACGAATAAACCTGCTACGTCTGGAGTGCATGCAGATGTAATCCATCTCCTGTGGATAGGAATCAAAGGGTACCCAACCATGCTTCAGTAGTAATATCCGTACCTTAAGTTTGGACAACTGACCCTTGTCCATTAAATCTTTTGTCTTAGTTACTCTATCAACTGTACCAAATAAACCCTCAAGTACCAGTTGATGTGCTTCTAATCCGTCAAGGGTACCAGTGAGTCCAACACGATATTTTGCATCATGACACTTGGTTAGTATCCCCGTGAGACTCTTTGCCTTATACTGGTGTGCTTCATCACCTATAATGACATCAAACCTTTCAAAGAATCTCTTTGGTTCCTTATAGATAGACTGCCACGTAGATATAACCACAGGGTGATCTACATATTTCTCTTCACCACCCATAATCTTATGAACATCCCTGACATTCCAACCATACTCTTTAAAATCATTTTCCAACTGGCTTACGAGAGAGATCGTAGGAACAATGATAAGAATCTCTCTCTTCTTAAGTCTGTGCCAACGGACTAGGGTATAGATAATCAGCGATTTTCCACTTCCCGTGGGGGATAATAGAAGTTTGCGGTTATATTTAATCGCTTGGTATAATCCTCGGAGTTGGTAATCACGTATCCTGTACGGTAACCGAAGAGAACGTACAAAAGTCGCAACGCTTTCAGGTGTAACATAATCTTCCTCCTCATTTGGGTAACCATAGTATTCACTATTCCCTATGGAGTAATCATATCCATGCTCCTCAAGGAATTGTGTCAAGTAATCAAAGAGACCAACATATATCTCACCAGTGCCAGGAGAGTAGAGACGTATCTTACCGTCCCAGTACCTCTTCTTGACTGCTGGCATATACTTTGCACCAGGAACTTCAAAGCAGAAGTGCTCACTTAACTCTTTATGGAGATGAGGCTCTGCCTCTACCTTCAAAAAGACTTCATTCTTTTTTACTATAGTAGTCACCTGATTCCATAATACTTGACAATTTCAATAGTATTCTTAATGGCAAACCCACGAGTGTCGATCTGCTTAAGTATCCTATCAATAGAATTTATACAAGTTCCAAGGTAATCTATTTTCTGTTTGGCTCTACACACGTCATCATCACTATCAATGAACATGTCAAGGTCACCTTTTAATACCTTAAGGTCAAATGGTTTCTCAGCATACACTGAGGCAGGTGCTTTCCCATTGTAATATAACCACTTCTCTTTATATAACTTGTTATACTTTGTCTGTGCATCAGACAACATCAATTTGAATTCATTGTGTAGTTGCAAATACTTTGCATGGAGTCTAGGAGTCTCAAGACTATCGTTTGCTAATAGCTCAGGCAATTCCCTGTGATCAAAGAATGCTTCAGCGTCCTTTGCCCACAACTCTTCAATTTTCTCAAGATTCATTATGTTAGTTGATCAATTCTCGTACCTACATCTGCACTTCTGACTTCATATGATGTATACCTAAAGGCTACAGTCGCCATAGCGTACTCTGTACCATCTACTGTAGCATTAAACTCTAATGCTGACAAGGATGTGGGGAATATATCTGTAAATACAACGTTAAAATTTGCTTGGAAGTTACTATTCATAACTACCAGAGTAGCGTCACCGTAAATAGGTTTCACATCTCCTTTAGCGATGACATCTGCTGCCATCTTCTTCTTAAACCTATATCTCTCCATGGTAGTGTCAGGAGTACCTAGACCCCTCATCCAGTTATGGAGAATCATATAATTTTCTAAGTCCTCATCAATAATGAATGATATATTGAAAGGGTCATACTCTATGAAACCCTCTAAAGGTAAGGAACGTAATGGTGTTGATTGTCTCTGCTCACCCAATGTCATAGCAGGTATGCTAGCAGACTGACAGAAGTAAGACACCTTAGGAAATTTTGCCAACAGAAGTTTATATCCTATGGGTGATAGGAAATTCCTATTTTCAATTTGACTGTTGAATGTTGCCATTAGTTACGCAGGTCTCCACTTATCTATTTAGCGCAAGACAGGTACATCACCGTCACCATCATCATCATTTAACTGATCCACACGGTCTTGTAGAGAATCCAACCAGGGGTCTCGCACTTGATTCTTTTTAAAGTTAACTACCAATAACTCATCGCCTGGTCTAACATCTTTCATCTCAGGATGGACTGGTCTGGTAACTTTTCTTCTTACCACCTCTGGTGGTATAGGCTCTTCAAACTTTTGTGCTGGTAGTGCTGCTGCTTTCCTTATCAACTGTATAGCATTCGCTAACAGATATAATGAACAACTTGCAAACAATACTACCGTTAAGATTGACATTTTTTCACCGTTAGTTCTATACTATCATCATCCATTTCCCATTCTTCTACCGTACTCCATCCATTCTCTTGGACAGTTTGATGTAGGACTTCTCTTGCATCTTGTTGATCAATACTAGACTGATAAATCACTTTACCAGTCTCATCCTCTACAGTACCCCAAGGTTGCACAATAAATTTCATCCTTTATAGTCCTTAAACTCCAATTTCATAACAGGAGCCTCTTCAAAAAGAATATCACCACCTTCCTCTTGGACTTTGGCAAGTTCCTTCTCGTCTGTTTCCCACAGTTCTTCGATGTTCTCCATGTCTTATTTAGGTAAGTCGAATAGTATATTATCTATATAATCCATCGCCCAATCTCTATCAAACCATGAAGATAATGCAGCAATAGTCTTCTTATTCTTCCTCTGTTGTGTAGAGTAATGTATTTGATCAGCACGTCTCTGTGCTGCTAACAGTGGTGAAGGGAAACGACCCTGACTTACTGCTCTCTTATATACTATAAGGTATTGCAGTACAACTTCTGCAAATTTAACTGTCTCTTCTGCTGTCCTGATACGTTGAAACTTTATCTGTGGTGAGAATATATCACCCCATTCAGGTAACTCACGTGGTTCATTAAAGGTAAACTTGTCTGCTATCTTCTGCACCTCATCATGCACATGCTTTGACCCTGTAACAGGTGAGATGTCCACAATAGCAGCAGTGATAACAGTCTTAGTAGCAACTATGTCTGCACCAAAGATAGGTATATTATATTTTGGCTCTGGAAAGAAGACGCAATGTAATACATCAAGTCCCCTCACCTCTGATGTCTCCAGGTGTATCTTACGGAGACCATCAGCAGTAAACATTTCATTCTTAATCCACAGTCCCTCTCTTTCTATCCAAGGACATGAACACTCCATTGGTTTAATACCGTCCAGTGACTCATAGCACTGTCGTATTAACCTAGCAATTTCTTCAACCATTATCCTTGCCAGATCATGTCTGGCATCTGCGCTGGCTGTTGTCTACCTATAGTTAACATCAATATAAAATAGCATACAAACCATATTACATTAAAAATCCATGCTTGTCTATAGAGGTATTTACGTACTGCCATAGCACGGTTAACCATCTTACGATCAGCATCCCATTCAGTGTTGCTAATTCTCCTTATAATCTGCTCTACAATTACTGCAACAATAGTACCTATCACTAAGGGATAGAATACAAAGTTAGCAAAGGACATTAAGGAAATTAAAAAAGTCATCGTCTTGGTATGTATTTTTGATATTTTTGGACTTCTGGTAACACGTCATTCTTTACTCTCTCAACAATCTCATCAACAACACTCACATCCAAGTCCATAAATGGAGGGATGATACCCAAAATTCTTAGTAGTCCATCTACGAATAGTGCTAGGCATATAAAACCTAGTATCATGCTTATCACTGTTGCATCTCTATTGTGCTTACGCATT